ACTTATTAATTGGTATTCCTGGGTCAAGCGAATCAGGGCAGGCCAATGGTGCACTTGAGCGTTATGCATTGAATGGCAGCACATACAATTACACACAGTTACTAACACAACCTACCATGGACATAGGCCGTTTTGGCGTAAGTGTAAGTGTCAGCAGCGATGCCGCAGTATTGGCCGTCGTTAGCCAAGGCAGCTCTACTGATGAGCACACATACTTTGATGAGTTCGCTACAATAATTGACAGCGATACTACAAAGTTTGTTGATGAGATTTATGACAGCGGCGTAACCTACGTATTTGAAAATCAAATTGATCAAAGCCAAGTTGGTAATGCTGGTCAATATGTATTTGCACACGAGTTAGAAGCACAACTAAGTGCAGGCGACTTGTTTGGTTCATCAGTTGATGTATCAAGAACATTGATTGTTGCTGGTGCACCTGGATCTAACGCTACTGCTGGCTCAGCTTATACTTACAATAACTTATTGGGTAAGTTGGGTTGGACTTTGACAAGACAGCAACAGGCCAAAGTTGATATTGACACTATTAGTCGTACATTTATCTATAACAAGACTGACAACAACATTCTTGCAGCATTGGACTTTATTGATCCAGCCAAAGGCAAGTTGTTAAGCACAATTGATAAAGACATTGACTTTAAAGTAATCGCTGATCCTGCAATGTACAACGCAGGTACAGGCGTTGTTTCTCCTGACTTGCATTGGGGTGCAAACCAAGTTGGTAAGATTTGGTGGAATTTGGATTCTATTCGTTACATTGATTACGAACAGGATGCATTGATCTATAGACTCACACGTTGGGGGCAAACATTCCCGGGCAGCAGTGTTGACGTATACGAGTGGGTAGAAAGCACCACTGTTCCAAGTCAGTATACTGGTTCTGGTACTCCGTTACACGCAGACGACAGCGCATATTGTACTTCTGGCTATGTTGACCAAGGCGGCAATATCAAATTGAAGTACTATTTCTGGGTATCAAACAGAGATATTATTAATACCCGTGCTGGCAAGAGCAACAGCGTCGTGGCCATTGCTAATGCAATTGAAAGCCCAGCTGAGCAAGGTATTCCTTATGCAACAGTACTTCGTAATGACAGTATTGCTATGTACAATGTGAACCAGTTATTAACTGGTCAAAATTCAATATTGCACCTAGGGACACAGATTGGCGAACAGAAACTAATTCATAGTGAATATGCGTTAGTTCAAGAAGGTAACACTACTAATCCAATTCCTGCTCAATTGATCAACAAGCTCAATGACAGTTTGTCTGGTATTGATGCAAACGGAAATCCTGTGCCAGACCCATCCTTGCCAGTAAGCCAACGTTACGGCATCGGCAATCGTCCTGTGCAAACAATGATCATGCGTAAAGATGATGCATTGTACAACGTCATTTACTTGATCAATAACTTCTTGGCCGAGTATCCAACGGTTATCAGAAAGCCACTGACTTTAATGAACAGTAGCGAACCTGTGCCGGCAGCAGATTCTGGCGAATACGATTTATCAGTTGATACGTTTATTGAATTATCTTACATTAATCCAAATAAGTTATCAGTTGGTACTAAAGTAATTGTACTCGATGATGTTAACTACTCTACTAAGTGGGCTATCTACACATGGAATGGTACTGCGTTTAACTCTGAACCTCGAGTACAGAGTTTCAAGACCAGTTTGTACTGGTATTACACAGATTGGTTTGATAGTTCGTATGACCCAACCTCAACCCCGGACTTGACCGTTGCAAACAACTTAGAGTTTGGTAAGTTAACACTACAACCTAATACATATATCAAGGTGTTAGATGACGGACATGGCAAATTCTTAGTATATCACATTGATAGTTCTTTGAAGTTAAACTTGGTTGGTATTGAATCGGGTACTATTCAAGTATTGTCCAACGTTATGCCACCTGCAAAAGAAACTCGTCAGATGTTGTTGGCCATGAAGCAAGAGATATTTACTGATGATATTGCAAGTGAATACAACAAGATTTTCTTTACAATTATCAAGTATATCTTAACAGAACAGCGTAACGTTGATTGGTTATTTAAGACCAGCTTTATTAACGCTATACAACATATTCGTAAGTTGGAGCAGTTCCCGGCATATATTTCTGACAACCAAAACTTCTATGTTGATTATATCAACGAAGTTAAACCATACAGAACTATTATTCGCGAGTTTGTAGTTGACTACGAACGTCAAGATCAATTTGATGGAGATATTACAGACTTTGACTTGCCACCATACTGGGATAGTAACGTAAATGTTTACAGAAGCCCAAGCGGTGAATTGTCGTCAGACGCAGCAAAGTTACAAACTGGAGTATATAGCCAGTGGGCAAACAATTATGCATACAAGGTAGTAGATACTATTATTGAGCGTCCCGGTACAGGTTACTTGTTACCACCGCAAATTTCTTTTGTTGGTGGCAATGGTAAAGGAGCCGAAGGGTATGCTGAAGTAAATGCATATGGTCAGCTATCTGGCATTGTTATTACTAACCCAGGTTCTGGATACACTAGTATTCCGACTATTGTTATCAATGGCACTGGCACAGGCGCAGTAGCAAGAGCTGTACTACGTAACATCTTTGACGGTAACAATACCGGACACAACGTTGTTCGTAGCGTTAAGACAAAAATCAAGTTTGATAGAACTTCGTATACTACATCAAATGTATTCCAACCATGGGATGAAGTTGTTGCAGGACAAGTTATTGCAGCAAACACAATCATACGTCTAGACGAGATATTGTACAAATTAGATCAGAACGACTATACAATTGATGCCAATGTAGAGTTCCCGATTGCTAACGTAACTCAAATCGGTGCAGGAGACTTTACTTCTGCAAATGATAGAATTACTGCGTTTAACGGCAACGTTGATCTAAGTCTATATGTTGATGGTATTAGTTATCCTGGTGTAATCGTTGATGGCAATACCGCAGAGCTTTGGACTGCTAACCTTGTAGTGTTCCCGGACAAGTTAATTACATACGGTGGTAACTTGTACTTGACAACTGGCAACGTATTTGATGCCGGTGGTTCGTTTGCAAATATATCTGCCAACGTTGAGCAAGTATATGCAGACTCGATGACTAAGGTTGGTATCAACACAGACAGCATAATTCAAAGTCGCTTTACTGATGCACTGGGAGTTGACCCTAGCGACATCTTAATTGATGGCGGAGCATATGTTGATACGTATGAAAGCCACGCCCCAGAAGAATTAGTACCGGGCCAGATGTTTGACAGTGTAAACATTAGTGTATTCTCTAATGTTAGCCCGACTGTTAACGACTATGCATTTAGATTGTTTGACGATTTAAACCAAGGTCGGCATTTCTATAGAATTGCAGCAGCCAACACAACCACATTAAGTCAAACTCTGCACTTGACAGATACAGTGGTACACTTAACTGATGCATCAGTATTACCACAAGCCAACCCTGATATGGCTATTCCCGGCGTACTGTTTGTAAACGGCGAAAAGATTACCTACTACAGAAATTACAGTCATGACACAGTAACTCCGTGGACTGCTAACCTAACTGTTACAACGGGGTCATTGATTTCTTATAGCGGAAATACTTATGTCACAACTGGCAACGTATATGGTGCAACATTTAATGTTGTGGCAACCAATGCAGAAATCATTGACGTTAACTCAGTTACACAAATACGTCGTGGTGTAGATGGTACTCCGACATTAGTACAAGCACAGGGCAGCATTGCAACAGACGGAAGTCGTCAGCAAGTTGTGCCAAACTCAACTGTTACTAAATCAAATGTTGGTGCAAGCCCTGCAACTTACACCGTTACTGGAAACGTAAGTTACCTACTAACTGCAACACATGCAATCAGCGCCAATATTGGGGAATTTATTACCCAAGTTGGATCTAGTGCCAATGTTCGTTTGTTGGAAACTGTGCACAATGCCAATATTGTTGCAGTAGTTGGAGTAGGCCCAACTACTACCTGGAACACAGGAAACTTAATTGTCAACGGAGTTACAACCATAGCCAATAAAGTTTCTTATAACCCAATTGGTATGGTAAACACAGCAGGTCAAGTAACTCTTGCTGCCAATACAGACATTGCTACAGGGGAAATTTGGTACGATGTTGGTGTAGGCACAGCAACAACAGGTAATGGTTTGATAAACAGTCATACGTTTGCATCAGACTTCTTGCTTAATAGCCCAGGGTATATGCCATGATAAATACTGATAAATCTCATATGTCAAACACAAATTCAGATAGAATAGAGGAAAAAACAGTGGAACAAGTGAAAAAAGTACCAGACGAACACTCTGGAATATATGTAAGGGGTCATATTAAAATCTTCAACCCCGAAACCGGCGAAGTTTTTATCGACAAGCCCAATGCCATTCACTATGAAAACTTTAGTGTAGCCCTAGCTAATTCTATCGCTAATAAAGGTCAAAATTTCATATATGAGATGGTGTTTGGCAATGGCGGAACTAGCGTAGACCCAACGGGTATTATTACCTATCTACCAACAAACACAGTGGGACAGAATACCAATTTGTACAATCCCACATATAGCAAAATTGTTGATGATACCAGTATTGCCAACTTGGATCCAAGTAATAACAAAATGACCATTGCCCATATTCCTGGAGCATTGTACACAGACATCTTAGTTAGTTGCTTATTAGATTACGGCGAGCCAAGTGGTCAAGCTGCATTTGACAACAGTCAAAACCTTGATGGAGAATATGTATTTGATGAACTAGGACTACGTGGTCACAGTACAGACGGCACAGTCGGTCTAACCAGTACTGGGCTATTATTAACTCACGTGGTATTCCACCCAGTACAAAAAGCTCTAAACCGTTTAATTCAAATTGACTATACAGTGCGTATTCAAACATTGACAAATCTAAGTTCAATAGGATAATGCAATGAGTTATATTATTAACAAAACTAACGGTGATGTTCTAGTAGAATTATTTGACGGAACAACTAATACTGAAACTGGATTAACATTAATTGGTCGCAATTATGTTAGTTACGGCGAAATTCAAAACGAAAACTTTCTTCGTCTATTAGAGAATTTTGCAGATAATATTCCTCCAGGACAAAGTGTGGGCTTTGCTCCTATTGCAGGCACATTATGGTGGGACACAGGTAATCAAAGATTAAATGTTTACAACGGTGTTAACTTTATTCCAGTTAGCGAACAAACAGTTGCTAATGTTGCACCTACTATTAAAAAAACAGGAGACCAATGGTGGGACACTGTTAACAGTCAATTAAAAGTTTGGACTGGCACTGGCTGGCAATTAATTGGTCCAGTATATTCTACTGGTCAAGGCACATCGGGCCCTGTAGTTGAAACTATATTGGACTCCAACTCAGATAGTAGAGTAGTATTAGTAACCTACAGTGGTGGTAATGTAGTATCTATCACTAGTGGGTATACTTCTGCGTTTACTCCATTAAGTCCAGTTACTGGATTTACAACTATAAATCCAGGTATAAATTTAATCAACGGTACTATGATAAATGGTACAGCAACTAACAGCGTAAGCGTAGGCGGCCTATTTGCCAACGTATTTGCTCGAGTTGACGCTAATACTACATTTACCAAAGACGTTGCTATTACTGGTACCGCATCTTTTACTGATGCAAATATTTACTTTGGTAACAAGTCTTTAAACATACAAAACAAGAACTTCAATGGTAACATTGAATTGTATGTCAACGGAGCTAGCGGTAACGTTCGTGCAGTGCAAGTTGATGGCTCAACTGGGTTGTCTTATGTAACTGGCTCCCCCACTAAAGAGATGGGCATTGCTAATAAAGGCTATGTTGATTTAGTTAACAGTACCTTGACCAATATTGTTGAGACTCAAATTAGTCAAATCAACGGAAACGTAACACAGGTTAACCAAGATCTTAGTGCTAGCATTAGTGCACTTACACTGTCTACTAATGCAAACTTAAATCTTGCGGTGTCATCTATTAACACTGACATTTCTACGTTAACCGGACAAGTAAATTCCCAGTTTGCAGCAGCAACAGCCAATGCAGTAGCACAATCACAAAGTATTACCAATTTAAACAACGCTGTTGTGTTATTGGCTCCGATTAACAATCCAACCTTAACAGGAATTGCAAGTGCACCGGATCCAGTGACTGGAGCAAATAGTACACAAATTGCAACAACAAGTTTTGTATCAAATGCTGCGGCAGTAATAACAACAGATTACTCGTCAAGAATAAGTCAGTTATCAGATACAACCGCAGTAAACTTAGCAAACGGTCTTGCGCTGAAAGCAAACCTAGCAAGTCCAGTATTAACTGGTGTACCAATGGCGCCTACTCCTACAGCAGGTAACAGCAGTACAATGATTGCTACTACAGCTTTTGTGAATACATCTATTGCAGCAAAGCAGTTTAACTACACTGTGGCAACAACAGGTCCCGGTGATACATCTGGTGTTATTTCTAGTACCAACGGTGCAGCGGGTAACAACGGCGACTTCTGGTTCCAGATTGGATAATCAATGACATATAATCGCGGACTGTATGTAAAGTCTTCCACAACACGCCAACACATTTATGCAGACCTAGACATAACTGTCAAAGGTGGCGGCGGTGGTAAAGGTGGTAACGACTCTGCTGCTGGTTATCCGGGATATCCGGGAGCAACTGTTACAGGTACATTAACTGTAAACCTGAACGAGTCTCTTGTTATTGACATTGGACTCGGTGGAGAACAAGGTTACGGTGGCAGTGGCGTCCGTGGCGGATATGCAGGTACAAGTTCAAATGGATTCAATGGCGGTCGCGGCGGCCGTTCTGGCCCTGCTGGCACAAGTGGTTCGGGCGGCGCCGGTGGCGCAGCTACTTCGATAAAATATAACGGCGAATTATTTATTGTTGCTGCTGGCGGCGGCGGTGGCGGTGGCGGTGGC